TGCATTTTCTTTTTCAGTAACATATCTAGATTCGGCTTCCTTCCGTGCCTCTATTTCTGCGTGTACTTGTCTATTTCTTGCTTCTATTTCGTCATATCTACTTAAAGACTGAACATTTATAGCACCACCGTTGTTGTAAGTAGTTAAAGCTTGGTTTTCTGCTTCTCTCCAACCTTCAATAATAATTTGGTCAGGATCAACACCTACATGTTTATGAAGTTTTTCTAGTACTTTTCCTTCTGGTAATTGTATTTTATCGTCATCTTGAAATGCTAGATATTCTTGGAAGGATCTAAGTTTATCAAATGCTATACCAGCTTGGTCATACCCCTCATCTGTTCTAATAAATTCGAATTTATTCTGCTTTATATATCTGTTCCAAATAGAATCTTGTAAGGCTAAATTGGTAAGACTGTTGGTACCACCTCTAGCAGCTGTTTTACCATGATCTATATCCTTTCCTTCTGTACCTTTTAATCTGTTATAGACCCATTTCTGCCATTTAATATATCCTTCTTTAGATTTACCCTCTGGCCAACCATAGTTTCTATTTGGATCATATTTCTCAGTTTTATAATACTTTCTAAATAATTTCCTCATTTTATTGTGGAAATCTTTCTCAGCATTACGTGCAGCTTTTGCGTCTTTAGGGAATTCAAGTTTCTCTTTTAATTCAGCTTTATATTCTTCAATTTTATCTAAAGCTAATACTTGGCCTTTTGTTTCAGGTACAAATCCGTATAAGGCTGAACTTCTTTTTTCTTCGTGTTTTTTCTTACTTTCTAGTTGTTTAAGTTTATTTGGAAAAGTAATCTCTCCTTTATTAAGAGAAGCACCAAATATTTGGCCATCTTCTTTTAGATATCCAAAGTGTTTAGTGAAACCAGCTAAACTTTTACTTCCTTTTACGAAGTTCTCTTTATTATTTAAAAAAGCTTTAGCTGCTCTTGCATAAGCTTGTCTATTCCCATCAAAAACATTTGAATACCTCTTAGGTATTGTGATTTCAGACATAAAAAAAGCCGCCCTTTCGGACGGCGGTTGATATTTACTTCAGGTGGCTAACTAATGTGAGACAGAATCAACTGTTCTCTATCAGGGATACGTCCATATGTTTGGCGCATCCATCTGAGCCAATGACTACTACCTTTACCTTGGTTGCAAGTTCTACAAGCAGGGACAAGATTGCTTGCAATACTTTCTCCACCGTTTGTTTTAGGCTTGACATGATCAAGCGTGAGTTCATGTAATTCATAATTGTTTCCGCAATAAACACATTGACAATTGAAGTGCTCTTTAATAGCTCTTCTCCAGAGCTTTTTAGCGTCAGGACTTGTCATGGTTATTAGGTTGTATAAATAGTGTTCAGGTTTAGGTAGTACAGGGGTCATTTACGAGTTTTTTTAAGTCTGCTTTTTCTATTAACCGAAGGTCTTTGAAGTCTCCCTCTAGTGGTACTTCCTTTATAGTGAGCAGCATCTAAGCCATCACCATTTCCGTAGGTACCAAGTTTTCGATTTAATTTATTAGCGTTAACTCTTAATGCTTTACCCTTTTTAGTTTTGTTGTACGCTTTCTGTTGGGCTTTATAATTTCCGTTAGCGTACTTCGCTCCTTTTGCCATATAGTCTTGTTTGTACGAGTTCTGGGTCTACAGTTGGCATAATTGCAGCTAGCTTTGATAAAGGGCTGCCTTCTAAAGCAATACCGCTTATGTCATTAGTCTTTAGCCAATCACAAGCTGCTTTTAAATCTTGAGTAGTAGCAGTGCCACTTTTGACCCGCTTTAGGAATTCTTCTGTGACAAGGCTATGTAATTCGTTGAACTGATCTTCAGTGGCTTTTTGTGTGCGAAAGGCTTTGTTCATTACTCTTTAGTTCCTGGGAATAAATTCTTCTTAATTAATTCGACTGCCTTATCATCAATGGTATTGTCAGTTGACTCAGCATAGGCTTCTAGTAGTTGTATAACTAATTCCTTTACAGCTGAAGAGCTGAGGAATGCCATTAGGATGGGCTTGATAAGTACGATCATGGTGTGTTAATTGTGTTTTTTAAAAAAATGTATAAAAGTATGGTTACGCAAATAACCGCTATAAACGAAGTCATTTCTTAAATGGGTTTAATGACCACCCTTTCTTTTCAGGTTGTGGTGGTTCTTTTGATTTGAGGTAAGACGCAATTGGAATAACGTCATTACACATATGAGCTACACGACTACCAGGTACTAGCATGAAGCCTTTCTGTTGTAGTTCAGCACATTTCAGTGCTCTTACTAACTCATAATCCAACTGCATTTTTTCTTCTTGTCTTTTAGCAATGCGTCGGCACTGCTCTAGTCCACGTTTATCTAGTGGAACCATAAAGTTAAGTTGCATACCCCAGTTTTCAGTCATGGTGTAACTACTGGGAGACATTTCTCCTTTACTGTGTTCCCAAGGTTTAACGTGATTACCCATATAGAAAGGTGAGAACGTCATAGTGCTTCCGTTACAGGAAATATTGGGTCCATAGTTCTGCCTGGATGGAGCACCATTGTTCTGGAATTGCACGGCTTGATTGGTTACATTTCCAGTCGCAGCCGCCACAGGATTAGAGGTGTTATTTATCTCATCCTCTGCACGTGCTGGTAGACCTATTGCGAGAAGACCGATAAGGAGGTAGTGGTAGCTGTAGTTTCGATGTCTCTTGTGATATCGATTGTTTCTACTACTCCCGCTGATCTTGTCACTGTTTCGAAAGTGAATGGATCTCCTTGCGTTGTTACTGTAAATATTGAATCTGAAGCTTCGATACCGCCTGAAGTAGCTGAAGAGTGAGTTATGTTGTCTCCTGACCACTTTTTGTATGCGCCACCATATACTTCTGTTTCGATTGTTTCTGTTATCTCTTGAGTTGTAGTTGTTGTCGATTGCATACTCCCTTGTGTGAACTGAGGAGTAATTAAGTCGGCTCTTGCAACTGTGGGTGATACCAGCATTAAGAGTAGTAGCCATTTTTTCATTCTTCTTTTTTCTTTGCCATAGGACAATTGACGGGAGTTATGTTTCCGTTGTTTTTACTATTACCTGTGGTCAAACCAAAACTGGCAAGTGCTCCCGTAAACACACTGGCAACGAACGTGATATCTGAGTTCCCAGCTTTCTTTATCATCGGTAATTCAACGTAGTTCATCGTTATGATGAAACCAGACCAAACCACAACGCCAAGTCTGACGAATGTTCCTAAGATCTGGATTTGGTGTTCTTGGTCTTCAGCAGCGTCTTTTAGCTTGCTAATGAGACCTTTTCTTTTTTCTCCTTTCTCTTTTTCTTCCATGCGTCAATTTTGCCTTGAAGGAATTTCTGAACCTTTTTCTTAATTGGTTCAAATAGTGATGAGGTAATAGATGTGGTACCTACAGCCACTACAGCAGTAGTTACCGCCGTAACCACTACCGCAGTTTCGGGTAGTGGCATTTGTATATCTAATACAGGTATATCTAATTTCCTTGGTGGAGGTGGAGCTTCACTTGTAGAAGTCTCTGCCTTTACTCCATCTGGTGACTCCAAATCTGTAGGAGGAATCACCATTGTTTTATATCTAGGAACTTTTGCTGTAGGTACCTTCAAAGTCATCCTCGGAATAGGTGGTACCGAGGGTAACGTCAATGAAGGTAGTTCCAATTAGTCTGCTGCCTCCGCTGTGTTACCTGCTGCTACCCATTCTAGGTATTCTTGATAGTCTGCGTTTTCTGTCGTTGTAGGAATCCATGCTCCATCTGATTTTCTAATAATAATATCTGTCTTATCTTTTCCAGCCTCAAAAGGAAAATTTTCTGGATACTTGCCTGGTAATTTATAACTCATAATTAAAGCTCCGCTGAGAATGTAGCACTGTCAACATACTTCGCACTGTTAAGATCATATGCAGCAGAGATTAAAGCTCGAAAGCATAAAACTTGTTGAGAATTTGTATAAGTACTAAAACTACTAGCTGACCCTCCTGTTAATGTTGCAGTAGGTATGGCTCTCATTTGAACAGGATGATCTATTTGTAACAGTCGAAAATCCCCTCTATACGCATAGGCAGTTCGTTGAAAAGAGGTTTGCCAGTAATAACGTTGGCAGAGAGCTAATTCAGAACCATACGATCTATGTTCAAAGTCAGTGGCAACGTCTCCTACTTCTAACTGAACGCCTGTCACAGCAATAGTTGCATCATCTGTTGTATACCAGGTAGAAGTATTATCTGGCATCCTGTTTGAACCTGAATAAGCACCCCATTGATTTAACGTTACTCCTGAAGATGTTTTATCAGTACCACTAAAAGGAACTAAAAAATTAAAATAAAACGCAGCTTCATTATTATTATCAAATTGAACACCTGAAGCACCTGGAATTGTTTTAGTTATTTTTGTCCAGGTATTAGCAGATAACGAACCTGTTTCATATGGGTATGACTGACGAGTTCCGTCAAGAGTTGTCATATATCCATAGAAATTTTGAGCAACACTTGATTTAACCCAAAAACTTACAGTTATATAACTAGATGCAGAAGTATAATCCCAACCACTATTAGCTAGATCTTGTGCTTCTGCCATATATTGCAGTTCCATTTCATCGCCTGAACCTGCGCCACTTGATTGATTACCATTCGTAATTTGCCAAGCATGTCTAAAACCTTTTTCCCAAGGTCCAGTATCACTAGAAGTTAAAGCTATTTGTGCTTGGTCAGGATTATTATCTAATCCATTTGCACTAATTCTAAATCTGTCTACAGTCCCATAACTTACAGTTGCAGTAGCCGAAGCACCCCTTTGTGCAATATTCATCGCACCGTTAATTATTAAATTTCTGTTGCTTAGATTATTAGTAATCTTGGCGGTTGCTGTTCCATCACTAGCCAATGTAATCGCATCGCTAGTTGCCGTTGTATGGCGTATTGCGTTTGTTTTTAATTGGCTCATGGTTTTGGATTGTCAGATTTAACTTTGTCAATGGCTTCGACCCACTTGTTAGTGCCATTCTTTTTGTCCCAATAGAGCTGATCTAATTGTTCTCCAATCTCATCGTAAGCTCTTTTACGAGCTTTTCTTGCTCTATTGCTTGTATATAATTTATCTCCTTCTGAATCTAGAGCTGATAATTCACTATCTGTAGGTTTAGTTATACCAGATACATCCCATTTTTTAATAACATGATCTTGTATTTCAATAGTTCTATTATCTACATAAGCATCTGCTTGTGCTTCAGTCTTACCTTTAGAAATTAGATAAGCTTTTGTTTTATAAAATGTTGTAGCCATAATTATGCGAGTTTAAAACCCCCTAAGAAAGTATTTTTACTACCTGGTGCATTTATAGAACCACCTTCATTATGGTAAACATTCATTTCCACTACGTCACCTGCAGCTAAAGTAACAATAAAACTACCATTACCTTGTAGATTTTGATCACTATTTCCAGAGGTATATTGGATATCAGACCAATCAACTCCATCATCATTTACTTTAACTTCAGCTATCATAGTTTCACCGCTATCAATTGCAGGGAATCTTATACCAAAGAAAATACAATATCTACCACCTTGACCACTGGGAACTGTATAGCCATTACTAGCAAATCCATTATCTGTGTCCCATTCCTCAGTACCTAAATTAGTAATCTTTGTCCAAGTTCCGCTACTTATACTTTGATCAGCATTAGATGTTGCTAACCAAGAAGGTGTATTACCTGATACTGCAACAGTTGCGAAACTTAAATTCTTTGATCCATCAGTTTTTAAATATTGACCTGCACTCCCATCGGCTACAGGGAGAACAAATGGAACATCAGCATTACCTGTTGTTGTAGCTGGACCCTTAAGGGAGACAGTGCCTCCTCCTGAGTCAGCTGTTAATTTTATTTCACTCATTTGGGATATTTATCTTTAGTAGTTTTAATGGTTGCTTTCCAAGCATCTATACCGTTATGGTATATATCATCCAACTGATCGACCACAGTAGGGTATTCTCTTGCTCTTTTCCATTTATAATCTTCTTTAGCTAGTTCTGTTCTAGCTGCATCTATCTTAGATTGTTCTAGGGTTACTTTGTTTCCACTAGAATCGAAAGCTCCAAGTCCATCATCAATACGTTTGACATTAGGATAAGCTTTATAAATTGCAGTATGATCTAATGTCATCCTTGTATCTCCATAATTGTTATTGAGGAAGCACCTCTTGCTTGCCAAGTTGCATCGACATCATTATGACTTCTATTTAAATATACAGCTTCTGTAGCATTATTCCCGTGTCGGAAAGCTACTCCATAAGCAGTAGAACTTGTTGAAGGAGAACTAAGTAGATACGTAATTTGTGCACCATCGTTAACCCCATCACTTCCAGGATGGGTAGGACAAGAAGAACGTGCTCGATCACCAGCAGCATCTCCTCTATATGCTGACTCACTACCACCAATCATTAAAACTGGATAAATAAGAGATGTATCGCAACCCATACTGAGATTTATCTGAATTAATAATTTATTACTTGAACTTGCAGCGGCATAATTAGTTGAAAACAAGACAGCACTTATAGCTCCATCTCCAACTTCTGCTGAAGCTGTATCTGTTTTAACTACAGAATGTACGTTGACTATTGCATGTTGTGGTTGAACCGCTGTTGTCGGAGTTATAACGTTTGTTGTTCCGTTTAATGTAATTGCCATAGTTATACCACCGTGAATACTGACCCACTAGGGATCGTTAATGTGTAGCTACCTGTTGAGAACGGTCCAGCTACTAAGCCGTTATTACCTGTACCTATTGTTCTATTTGCTGTCATAGTAGCTTTATGTTCTACAAAATCATTAATCGAAGCTGGTAAGTTTGTTAAACTAGCTCCACTACCAGCAAATGCTGTAGCAGTTACAGTACCTGTACTTGGATTATAATGGAAATCTCCATCTGTTTCTAATCCACGACTACCAGCACCTCCAGCATCTTCTACAAAGGCTATAAGGTTATTTTCATCTGTATTTTCATTATCTGTAATTGTAACGTGATCCGCTGTACCAGTTGTGTCTTGGTTCAGTGTTCCAACTACAAAATCTAAAGTACCATCACCGTCTTCATATGTTACTGCAATACCTGTCTCAGTATTACCAGTAACCATACCACCAACAATGTCTTGTACTTCTTCAGTGCTCAGTTGAGTGTTAGTGTCAGTTGAGACTAAATCAATAGTACCGTCATCATCTTGATAAGTAGCAGTAATATTAGTTTCAGTATTACCACTAAACATAGCACCAACAATATCCTGTACTTCTTCAGTACTTAATTGAGTGTTGGTATCTGTAGTCTGAGCAACCCAAGATAAATTTCCACTACCGTCAGTTTTTAAAACTTGGTTAGCAGTTCCATCATCATCAGGAAGAGTTAATGTATAACTTGCTGCAGCACTATGAGCTGGTCCTTTTATTTTTACACCGTGACTATTATTCTCACAATTAAGTTGGATAGTACCAGGGTTGGTATTACCTTTAACTTCTAATAGACCAGTTCCATTAGGTGTAAGTTTGATATTACCGTTAGTTGTACTGGTGTTTATTTCCCGTGCTTGTACATCTAAGTTACCACCAAGTTGAGGACTGCTATCGTCAACTATATCGGATAGACCTCCACCACCACCACCACCACTTGAGGCAATAGTAATAGTATCAGTACTATCATTTGTGGTAATCGTGACGTTACTACCAGCTTCAAGAGTTAATGTATCTGTAGCACCATCTGCTACCACACTATTTTGTCCAGAGACAGCTATGGTTTTGAATGCTTCGCTTGCTCCACTACCACCGCCACCTCCAGCATTAGCAGCCCACTTAACACCTGTAGCTTCTGAACTATCAGCTGTAAGGATATAACCATTAGTACCAACACTTAACGCTGACGGATCACCAGACCCATCGCCTACCAATATCTCGCCTTTAACATCAAGGTCTGAGTTCATTACAGCACCAGCTGCATTGACATTAGTAGCATCAGTTACATCAGCACTGGCTTCTATAGCTGCTAACTTAGTTTTCTCCGCATCTGTATAGGCATTTGTATTTGACTCGCCTTCATACGCTGATTTTATCTCTGCACCTGTTTGGTCAGCTGTAGCTGCAGTTTCTATTCCATCTAATTTTGTCTTATCAGCTGATGAGATACTACCTGGTGCTGAAGTGGTAGATGCTGCTATTTTTGATCCATCAATTGCTGCAGATGAAGATATATCAGCATTAGTAATAGTCCCATCTACTATTTTAGATGAGTCAACAGAGTTAGCAGATAGGTGAACTAAATCGATTGATCCATCAACATATTGATCACTATCAACTGAGTTAGCTGACATGTGGGCTAGATCTATTGACCCATCAACATATTGATCGCTGTCAACTGAGTTAGCTGACATGTGTTCTAAATCAATAGACCCTGCTACGTAGTGCTCTGAATCAATAGAATCATCAGCTATCTTTGTACCGTCAATTGAATCAGCTCTGATCTTATCTCTAGTTACAGCGACGTTAGTTATTCGATAAGTATTAACTGTATCTGACTGAGCTTCTTGTAAAGCGTACAAGATTTGATCTTGGTTATCGTTCAAATCTCCAGCTCTTACAGAAGATCCAGCTGAATAAACAGCTTTAGCTGTATCGACTTCTGTGTCTCTATAAACTCTTACGGCTACTCCAGTTTTAGGAGCACCGTCACTTTCTTGTACAGTGCTATCAACACTTGTAGCATTAAAAGTAATTTTTGTGGGTGAGGTGGATACTGTGTATTTAGTTGTAGCTTGCGTTAATCCATTTAACGAAACTTTGACGTCTTCAGTTTTTAGATATGGAAAAGAGAATGTATATTCTTTATTTGAACCATTAACTGCTCCTCCATTATCGACATAAGTTGTAGCCATTTCCCGTTGGGTAAATTAATTGTTTTGCCAATCCAATAAGCCTCGTATCTGTTCGGTTTGACCTGTTTCAGTTAGATAATCAATTTGATCATTAATATATTGTTTCCTTCTTACTTTTTCTTGATCGCTTATATGTGCTTCTGCGAATTTCTTAGCTCTCCTTAACGCATCATTTAGACGCATATGTATCCTCATGAATAACTTTCTATCCATCGGTACATTGGAGTTTTTATATAGTTTTCGGAATTCCTTACCGTCTACTGATCCCATTATATCTTTAATTTCTTTCTTAAACCAGCCATATTTACCCATAAGTTCGGTGACTTCGGATCTTTGACTAGGTGTATATTCAACACCCTTACCGTTGGTTCTTAGTTGAGGTCTACCATTCCATTCAATATCTATAAGGAATTGTTTCTCAGGACTGATTCTATCACTTTGTTTAAACCAAGGTGAATATGTATTAACTACACGTTGCCAGAAGTTTTCAGGTTCACCTACTTTACCTCCATCAACCCAGTCATATACATCAGCTAATCCTTGTTTTAGACCTACGTTTCTGTTAGCAAGTAGTTGAGTTAACTCTTGATCTACTTCTTTTAATGAAGGTGTTATTAATCTTCCTAATTCATTTCTAAAACCACTACCAGGTAAGAATGAGCTTCCAAAACTAGCTCCCCATCTAGCTAATGCAGCAGGGTTTCCAGCTAATACATCATTAAGTGGTTCTAAACCAGCTGTAAATGATTTATTGGTTAGGTTTGCAGATATGATAAAACCCATCTTATTTAACATAGTCTCGATATTAGTCTCATCTAACGTATCGAAGTTATCCATAATATCAGTTGTAAGTGACAACCAATCAGATAATGGACCTAAGTTTTCATAGCTATACCATTTACCATCCCAACCCTGATAAGTGAGAGGTTTCCAACCAAGCTCTCTTCTAGTCTTTTGTCTAGTCTTATCATATAAACCATTACCACGGATACGACCACTAAGGAATAAACCTACAGCTCCTCCAACTGAGAGAGTACCTATAGCTTTTCTACCTTTAAGTTCAGCTCTAATAGTCTCATACGCAGCTTTAGCATTCTCATCAAATGGTATTCCTCTAGCAGCTAATAAATTCTCTACTTGTTCTTTATTAGTGATAGCCATATCAAATGGATGCTTAAACTCAGCTAATTCATTACGGAATAAAGCTAGTGGATTATGAGATCCAGTGAACTTAAGCATATTCATAGATGTTTTAGGGAACATCAAGAATGGTTTTAAAGCAGGATATTTTTGAATTAATTTACTTAGAGCATTAACTGAGTCATTCTCTAAGTTCATAGCAATCTCTTTACTTGCGTATTCAACTGCTTTATCAGTTATAAACCCTCTTTCATCAAACATTTGATCATATAGACCATTGGATAACTTCTTAATGCTATCTGCATTTAAAGCTTTCTCACCTCCCTCTTTGAGCAATTTATCATATGCTCTACCTCTAGCTTCAACACTACCAATAAATGATCTAGTAAATCCGTCAAACGCTGTCATAGTGTTAGCACTTAGACGTAACCAAGGGTGTTCAGATAAATCATTCATAGCTTCTATCTGAGCTACCAGAGCAGAAGGTCCATACTCACCTACACTTTCCTTAGCTTCACCATAAGAACGTAGAACTTTCATAGTTCCTTCATTCTTACGTGCTATATCTTCACGCATAATATATCCAACAGAACTAGGATCACTCCAAGATCTTCTGAATATTTGATTCATATGACTGAACGCTTTCTGTAACGTATCAACCATACCAACGGTGTACATATAACTACCGCGTCTTAGTGTTGCTGCATCTCCTTCAATCAATGCACCACCAAGGGTAGCGATAGGACGTTCAATCATTAAAGCTAGGTTAGATGCACCTGCTTTTAATGGAGTACCTATAGAAGATAGAACAGAGTTATAGATGTTAGCCCACATACCTTGTGTCCAAGCTGAAGGCATGTCAGGATTGACATCAACTAAAGCTTTCTTAAAGACACCAGTAGTGTTTCTGATGTAGTCATTCAATGCTGAAATGGTAGATACCTTTCCATCAGTGACTTCATAAGCTAATTGTAGGGGTCTTAACAATTCAGGACGTTCAGCTGATACCTGCCTAAGAGTCTCGATAGTTTGATTTGTTTCAAAAGTAAGCTTTTTAAGATGCTCTTTTGTCAAACTTGTCTCATCTTTAATTGCAGTGAGCATCTCATCCATCGTCAGCTCTTTTTTAAATGCACGTTTTCCAAGGTTTAGCATGTTCAATGCTCTACCTCTTACGTAAGAAGTAGTACCTTTGATCTGCATTAAGTATTGAAGACGGTCTAATATTTGTTCTTGAGCACGTTTTACAGCTCCAGGGTTTTCACTAAATAATCTTGCACCTTCTGACATATCAGCAACTTGACCAGCTAGAGAAGTAGCTATATAGCCTTGAGCACGTACTATATCCATATTGATATAGTCATCCATATACTGTTTGATAGCACTCATGACTCCTGCATATCCTTCAGAACTGAGAACTTTTGCACCAGAGTCAACATCTACACCAGACAATCCTTTGATGATACCTTTCATATCTTCAACAGGAAGGCCATATAAGTCAGCACCTATCTTGTTTCCTGATTTAACTATCTCTGCATGAGAAAGGTATTTACCATTACTGAATTTATAGCCATATTTAGAGTCTTTTAATATATCTGCTGCCTGTACTATTAATCTTTGACCAGCATCATCACCTTTGGTTAGGAATTGTAGAGCACCAGGAGTAACTACAGAACCAACTCTTCCATAGATGGTATCTAGATTCTGTTCTATCCTTACTACATCAACTGAAGCTCCTAATATGCCATCAGGGTCTCCAGTTCTAATACCTGATTCTGTATAACCATAGAGATCATGCATACCGAATATAGGTTCATCTAAATTAACTGATTGGTTCAAATTAACTTGACCTAGTTCAGATGTTTGGTCGTATCTTCTTTTTGCTGATTTTAGAGTTGCATCTTCAACGGCATCTGTTGAAAGATCTTCTTCTTGCATAGCTTTGATATAAGAAGCTGCCTTTTCGTTCTCAGGTATCCATTCAGTTGCCTTCGCAGTACCTTTTAAACTTTTAGCTAACTTACCTGCACCTACTAATACGTCGGCAAGTAATCCTATACCTAAACCTTCTTTAATGTTCTTTTGTCTTTTTAAATCTGGTCCATCACTATCTAAAGTTGCTAAGTCTTCGGATATCCAACCGGTACTTCTAGGGAATGATTTCTTAATCATACCTAGAGCATTATGATCTCTCTCTTGAGCAGGTGCCAAGGAATCAGAGACAACACCTGCACCACCAGCTAGACCAGTCTTTGAAAACCATTTAAAGAATGGATCGTTTCCTAACTTCCATCCCAGTTTTGAATGAGCTGCAGCACCTCCTTTCATACCAAATCTAGTCATGACTACTGTAGGTACCACTATTGAGGAAATATCCCTAACAGTTTGTGCAACTTCGTTCTCAAATCTAGGTATGTTTGGTATATCTAGTGCCTCACCTGGCATTACTTTATTATATAAACCTATACCAGTATCAACTACACCAGTAGGTATAGATAAAGCGGCTTCAGCAGTGGTTTTTAGAGCATTGCCTTCTTCCTCTGGTTCAGGTTGTTGTGTTTCTTGTGTGGGTTCCTCTTCCGTAGAAGAAGTAGGTTGTTGAGGTTGTTGTTCACCCTCCATAGAAGGTAGCTCTTCTTGGGTTTCGAGGAAGCTATCAGTAATAGCATCCTCTTCATCCATACGTATTAGATCTTCTTCATCTATTGCTTCGAATTGCGGATCAACAACTTCATCTATATCATTGGCCATAGAATCCTGGTCTTACTAGTTGTGATAAGTTTTTGGGTGTTGGTTCGTATTTATAGTTAGCTTGTTGTACGTTTTGTTTTTCGTCTTCATTTAATATAGGAACATTAGGAATGATTTCATTCATTAAGTCATTAACTCTATCGGATGACCATTTACTGAAATTCACAACACCAGTTGTTATAAGTTCAGCTAGAAAATCTCCAGTAGCTTTACCAGAGGCTATTTCAGCAAATTGCACAATCTCTTCTAGTTGTTCGTCTAGTGGTTTTCCCTCTATAGCTTCATCCATTAGCTTATTCACTTCAATGGAAGTGTCTTTTCTGAATTGGTTTAATCGACTAGTAACTACTCTGAACACTTGTTTATAAGCATCGGCTCCCATTTGGAAACCTCCCATTATCTGACCGTTTATATGTGCAGCTGCTAGTCCAACTCTATCCCAATCTATTTCACCACTAGTTGATTTTGGTGTGACTCCATAAGCTGCTGCAATATTCGGATTAGTAATAAATAACTCGTACGTACCAGCTAGTTGACCAAACTCATTACCGTTTTCTTTAGAATAATTAAATAGCTCTTCACCCTTATTATTCAGTACAAAAGCAATATTAAGATTGTCAGTATTCTGACCAAGCTTACCTAAAATACGTGTAGATCCATTGAATCCACTGTATTCCATAGTTATATGGTCTTCTTTAGATAACCAGCGATCAGTTAAATCGAGTGATGGACTTGGAGAAGGTAGAGGTATTCCATGCGCTTTAGCTATCTTTTCTAGTATTTGTTGTTTACTTATAGTACCCGCTGGTTGAGAGTTAAAGATTGTATTCACCTCTTGTGGGTAGCGAGGATCATCCTGAGTAGCTAAGTGATTTGTATATGCCTCTTCGAACCTTTCTTTAGTCATCACCTTATTTATATTCTCAGGTGTGAATAATGAATTAACATCTCTATTCCTTCTTAGTACACCATTAATCCTTTTATTAATTTTATTCCTGCGAGTTACACGATTAGTAGCTGCTGATAAATCTGCAGGACTGTCATTAAATCCAGGTACTTTGAAACCTTTAACGCTATCAGTATTAGGAGGATTTGTTGCGCTATTATAAGTATCAAACCACTCTTCAGCTACTTGACGTGCATATGCAGATGGGTTTGCTTCCTCAGCATTTATAGCTGCTGTTAATGCGTTGTTATAGATTTGACCTACTAGGTAATCTGCCATAGCATCTTCATTACCTTCACCTTCACTAAACCCCAATGTTCTACGTCTAGATTTTACGAGACCTCTTAGATATTCTGTATCTTTCTTCTTATGTTTAGAAACTATAGTATCTATTATTGCAGCTTTTGATTTATATTTCTCTATAAGTTGTGCATCTCCTGTGTCGTACAACGCGACTGTAGTCAATTCATTTTTATCTATCATATCTAAGACTTTTGCCTCTTCGTTTGACTGTTCTAATGCACCTGGAGATTGATTTTCGATATATTTATTTAACTTTGTTGGCTCCATTCCAAAGAAATCTTCATTTTGAAGTAAATCAGTTTTGAGTCCTATTAAATATCTCTGGTCTACCCTAGTAGGATCATCTTTCAGTTGTTGTTGTATCGTCTTAAATATATCTTCTTGTGCATCCTCAAAGGCTGCTCTCTTTTTATCATCATCAGCTTCTTGTTGATCTACTATAGCTTGATCCATATGTTGCTTCATCTCTAAATACCTTCTAGGTATCTTATCTTTAATCATCACAAACTTACCTGAACCAGGTGGGTCTTCAATCAGAGCCTTCATAGATTCCTCGAATTCATCTGGTTGTAACCGACCTAAATCCATTTCCTTCTTCACAACCTCCATCGCTTTATCATGAGCACCTGTTCTGGTATAACCTTTAGGTGGTTTTGATTTTGGATCAGTAGTTGCCTGTAGACTTGTTATTAAATTTACATAGTTAGAATTTATAGAGAATTCTTGAGTAGCTGTTTCGACATCTATAGTTCCTTGTTCAATAGCAAAGTCTCTAGTATCACGTTTTGCCGCTGCATTGTGTGCGTCTAAAACCTGTGAGTAGAAACCATTTTTTTCAGCTAGTAGAGCTTTGTTGTAATAAAGATCATTATCCTTGATATATTGTCTAAGTATAGCATTTCTAGCAGCGTCTTTTTGTTTAGGGGTTTGAGCGGTTTTAGGTGTAAATGTCACACCATTAAGCATTAATTCAAGTGTATCATTAGTGCTCATCTCCCCTTCTAAATGACCTGCGTATTCTTTACCCAATAAAGCTGATCTAGTAGAGGCTGTCTTATATGAAACAGCTCCACTTGTATTAGCGATGTTTGTAGCTTGTTCTTGAGTACCTCCATTCTGTAAAACTTTAGCAGATACCTCTTTACTTTTTCTTTCATTATCATCTACCTCTTTTTTAACTTTGTTATAAGCTTCCTCTTCTTCAGTAGATAAAATAGGTTTATCTAGTTTTTGATGAAGATTAAGGGCTTCCACATACTCATCGGCTATGGCATCATTATCGGCTTCCCAAGCTGCTATCTCTTTATCTTGCTCAAGTTTATCTCCTAGTTTTTTGGAGAATTTTGCTGCAGATTCAAAGAGTTCCTTTTCTCGTTTAATGGCTTCTGCAGTTCTTTCCTTATCGTACTGTCCAGCACGTGTTAAGTTCCTGATTTCGCCAGTTTGCCAGCTATCTAGGATTTCATTATAAGTAGACATAGTTGTTATTTGTTTGGTTCTGTAACTCTAGGCGGGTAACTTATTTTTGTTAGGGTCTATTTCACCTGACTCACGAAGTAGCTTATTTCTTTGCATATTTTGATCTAGCATTCCCGTAGCTATCTCTAACCCAGTGTCTAGTAAGCTTGGCATTTTTACATGTCCAGGGTGAGGAGGGAGATGCCTACCACCAGGTCGTGCAGCATTAACACTTCTATCCCAGTCATACCAAGCTTGTTTTTGTTTACGCTCTTGGATATTTGTCAATAATGCTGCTCTATCTCGCTTACCTGTTAGTTTGAGTGCTAGCTCTTGACGCTTTCCAGTTTGACTTAATAGTATTTCTCTATTAGTCATCTTCAATCCAGAGCGCCTACCAGTTGCTTCTGAATAACCTCCTTTTATGTAGGCAACATCTTGTTCTCTGATTTGATTAACAGTACTGGCTTCCAGTTCAGCAAGTTCCTGATCAATTTTAGCTATATTATCTTGTGCTTCAATCCTTTTTCTTTGAGCAATTATTGCTTTATCTTCAGCTGTATTTCTCCATTTGTTTCTAATGGCCGTATCTTCGATAATATGCTGATTGATAGCTCTTTGGTGCTCTCTATCTGCTTCTGCTCGTTTCCTGTTAGCCTCTCTAACTTTTTGTACGTGTTTAAGCCCTGCAGCTATTAATAAAGTTACCATTGTATTTTACAGAATTCTAGAAAAGGTAAATTATTGGGACCATAGTTAAGTTCTCTTAGAAATTTAAATCCCAATAATCTAAGGAGACGTATGTGTACAGTATTTCGTTTGTCAACAATGTTCCAGTACAAACCGTCAGGTTGACTAAGTAGCCATTGTTTTACATCTTTAACGAAAGTTCTAGGATGATCTTTACAAGCGGGAGTAGATAACATCCATACTCGACCATCTTCTACACCAATCATAGCGGCAATCTTGCCGTCGCTAGTGTAGATAGCATCGGTATTCTTTTGAGTGATGGAAGCAAGGACAATCATCCAAACATTAGTGATACCATGTCCTTCAAATACTTCCTTCTTATCAGCTTCTGTTAAATTAGAGGCTACTTTATAAGCAGCCTCCTTAGTAATGGGGTGAATTCGTTTAGGCACGTCTATAATATTTAGGGTTATAATCTCCTTCCCAATTTAAGGAGTATAAGGTTGCTGGAGATGGATGGGATGATTTGAGTTGTACAGTTAAGTTTTTATTATTTTCATATACAGGAATAGTATGGATATATTCATCAGCTATAGCAGCATAGTTATTCTGAATCTGATCCCATTCAATAGATTCATAAGTTTGAGAATAATCGGGTCTTCCAGTTCTCTTTAAGGTGGTTTCTATTAAACCTACTGAACCAAATCCAAACTTCAATCTATGAACTACTAACGAAGATCTGGTATCAGCCCTAGATTTACCCCCTTGATTAGTTGCTGCATATATTGTAGGTAATTCTACTAACCAATCAAATACATATCCAAGGATTAATGTAGCTCCTGTCCAGTTACCATCTACTTCTAAATTACTACCATTCACTGTTACTAAGCCATATCTACCTAAGTCATTACCAGAATTATTGTTAAATACCGCTAATTGCCTACTGCTGTTATATCCACTAGGTTTAGGGAATACAGTTTTCTTAGTTGTAACGTTATAAGTGTTAGCAGCTAATGCAGCTATCTCAGTATGATTATCTAGATGTATGACATCTGTATTAATAACAGTAGTGTCATCTTGTTTTTTAACATCATAAGCTTCTAAAGTATAGTTACCACCATTCTCTAAAACAGTGTAATAAATGTCATCTAAGATAACATGGTGTTTTAAATTACCTGGTAATTCCCATCTAAACCAAGCCGCTTGTATACGTCTTTCACCGTTACTATAATATCGGTAACCCCAAATATCTGTAGCTGTAGACGTCTTGGTAGATCCAAATAAAATTAATCCATTCTCTTTAGATGTTGCTATATGAGATATATCAATAGGTAGTTTCTTAGAGATAACCTTACTTTGTTCAGTCACAACAGGTTCTCCTTCCCTTCTGATTTCGGAGATTTCAAAGAACCTGGCATTCTTACCAGTGCTATTTACAAAACCATTAGTCATACCTAATGAAAATGGTACTATCTTATGGTTATAGTTGTAAGATGATAAGTAATTTACTTTAGCTGTTGTAGGTGTTAGTGCATCACTATCTGTAGTCAACATGAACTGTTGATTAGCACTGTGCAGAAGTAGACCACTATTCACCTCTATACCATCATATAATACAGTAGGATATAGTGAGCTTGATTTTATATCTATAGGGTCTGTCGGACTTACTGTTTGAGCACTCTTAGAAAAGAAGTTATAGAAGTCGTTTGTTTGGGATAATACAACATTATTCTCAGACAGCATTACTAGTCTATTTCTAAAGAATAACAGCTTTGTAATCTTCTTCCCAATAAATGATGGCTCAGGGTTTGTATCTTCATCTCCTACATTTCTAGTAATCCAAGGTGGTTTAGAAATTCTGAATATACCATTAGCATAGTTTTGTGCAGATCCTCCATTAATAGCCCAGCTACCAGGATCTCCTCTCTCTAGTCTAATAGGTAAAGTATCCCCATCCAGTGTAGTTTTAATACCAGGCTTAACAGTCTCTTCCCATACACCTGTACCATAACGATCCGCCGTTACACCAGCAGCAATATTATCTACCTGGAATTTTAAGTAGTAGTCATCTTCATCAGCTTCTGAAGAATTAGCTACCTTAACAACATAATTATGTCTACATGAAGCTGGTAAATCACCTGGAGTATTAGTCTCAGATGTTGTGATTTGCATTAACCCCACTTCAGGAGTGCTTATATTAAATGCAGCTGTATGTTTTATATGTAGACAATTACCTGTGATTGTAGTAGTCATACCTGATGGTTTTAAAGCATCTAAGGCAGTCTTCATATCACCTAAGACACCAGCTGCAGTTATAGAAGTATCTGCATTAGCAGCTGTTGGTGCTGGTCTAACTCTACAAGTAGGTTTACCATTAGAGTCGTTTGGACCTTGAGCACCTGTTAGACTAGCTTGTGACCTAAGTGTGACATGAGATTTAACTTCTACTGTACCTGTAGCACCCTTCTCCATAGTGAAGCTTTGGGTGTTACCAGTGACAAAACCTTCTCCACCAAATTCTAAAAGACAAAATCCTGTGTAAGAGTTATCATAGTTTGGATGATTATTTGTACTACCACCACCTTCTGCTATTGGTTGACATCTAAGATCAATTTCATAGCACAAATTATTAGCACCTTTTATAGACTCTCTAGATGCTTTTCTACATTGACCATCGTTTGTATCTAAACTACCAAACGTTTCATGTACAGCCAGGGATGTGGCTCTAGTCGTTTCAGTGACTGTTGTGTCATCAGGATCACTTAAATCTAATGCATATTGCCTTCCATAAGTAACAGTTGTTAATTCAACGATAGCTTCGTGTACTTCTGCTGTAGAAGTAGTAGTAGCCATAGCAGCTGTCTTAGTTCTATTAGTTAGGAATGTGTTATAGTTGACAACTAAAGATTGAATATCAGTAGGTTCAGTCCATCCTGACAAGTATGTGCAAGCGTTAGTACCAGGAACTTGTGCATAATCTACTGGTATCGAGGCACCATCCCGTGTTCTCCATATTTGTACAACACCTGATGTATTGACATTACCTATATATTGATCCGTATCATTCTCATAGATATGGAACCAACTAAGCTCTCCAGAGTTAGGAGATAGTGTCGAAATAAATTTACCACCAGGTCTTTTTATTAAACCATGAGTAACATCAGGCATAGCATTCTTCAGATCAACTACTTGTCCTGGTGTCTTCAATTCGTCGGGTTGGTCTGATATACCTAAAATATAATTAGGTATTGTCTGTGTTATGCCTGCCATTATCTTGCTAATCCAATGTAAGGTTGATAAGTATTAAATGATGTTTCATGTGGAAAACCTAAATAATTATGATCTCCTTGATTACATTCATATTCCATACACGTTGCTCGTGCAGTTTGTTCTTGTATATTTAACAGCTGTACTAATTGAGGATTAGTTACCATTTGAGTTGCAGCTCTACCTGCAGCTTTATAAGTAATTAATCTTTTGAAGATAGAAGGTAGATCATCAAAGTCGAATAGCCATACAATATCTACTCTATATTCTTCACCTACTGTCCATACATCTGTATGATTTACCTTGTCATATAAACGTCCATTCCTCTTTACTACATCATGATGTTTAGATTGTGGTTGAGAGAAATCCATACGTAATGCATTGGTATCAAACAATAGATAACCATTAGCATCAGCTGTTTTATGACAGTGTTCTTCAGTATTAAAATGCCAACCTTCATTTTGTACATCAATATTAGATTCCTTTAATAAGTTATGTACAAAGGCTATCTCAGGGTTGTCGTAGGTTGATATCTGATTACTATTAACTGTGTAAGTTCCTAGTGTTGTAACTGGGGATTGTCCAATCGCTCCCAGTATTGTATTCACTGCGGATAGTTCGGTATCGGTGTCTGTTGTAGTGGGAGCTATAGTCATAAGATATATGAATAAAAAAAAGGAGGACCGAAGTCCCCCTTATATGAACAATAAATGTGTTACCAGCTATGTGTGTTAGAGCCAGATGTAGCAGGAGCTGCACCAGCAATAAGTTCTACACAAGCAGCAGGGTTTAGGTAGTCAGCACCCATAGCCAAACGGCCAAGAATTACATCACCTTGATAAACCACTGATACGTCGCCAGAAGTTACTTGAACCTGTGGTCCGATAGCTTCAACTACAGCTGCACCTTCCTTCTGGAATATAACTCCACAAGAATGTGCGAATCTTTCATCAGTACCGTAGTCGTTACGTGAACCATAGTTAGTACCAGTTACAGCTTCGTCGTCGAGCATATCTTCGCCAACGAATGTACCTAAGTTTCCAGGTGATGTTTCACCAGGATCAGCTGCACCAGCGGTGCCTCCTAACTTAGTACCATAGTTTCCGAAGAATGGTACGTTCATTGACTTGAAGATTTTGATACCTGCAATTTCAATGATTCCGTTACCAGTCTGCAAAGCAGTACCTTGTACGTCACGGTTGATTAGACCATTACCCGATACGTTCTGGATAAGTGCATAGTACTGTCTTGGGTTAAGAACAGCTACTCTTCCAGCACCACTTACACCCTTTTCATCTAGGGCTGCAGCAGCATCATAGAAGGCATCTACTAGCTTATCTGAGTCGTATGCGTTAGCAGCTAAGTTAGTAGTACCAACACGGATCTGAGATCCACCTGGTTCTACGAAACCTGTTGCTGAAACTGGAGAAGCTGCACGAGCACCACGAACGATAGATCTGAAGATCTTACGGTCATATGTTTGTGCTAAAGCGTAACCAATTTTTCTTGAGATTTCTCCTCTCAATTCGTAGTGAGCCAGAGTTTCATCTAATTCATAGACGAAAGCACTTGAGATTAATAGGTCATCACAAGTCACTGTTTTCTCAGCTACTGGAGGCGCATTGTCACTGTTACCCAAGATGCTCTGGCCTGGAATATGATATTCCGCTTTGGTGCGACCCGTGTAGATGAACTGCAATGAGCGTCCATTCTTAAGGGTTCTCTTGGTAACTAGATCACGTGCAATAGCCTCATGTTGGAACCCTTTGAAGAGCTCCCCAGAGAAAATTTTAAGATAAAGATCTCTGTTATTTGACGCATTACCAGTAGCGTTAGCCCTACCTTGAAAGGTTACTGGCGCTGTACTGTGCGTACTTTGTTGTGCCATTGTTATGGATAAAGTTTATATTTACGTTTCTCAGCTGAAATTTTTTTGATCGATTTGTTGTGGTCTATCCCACCGTCTAGACGGCTAATGGGTATCCGCGTACGGGCCAAAAGCCAAAAGCGAGCTATCGGAATCGAACCGATGAACCTAGTTTGGAAGACTAGAGTTTTACCGCTAAACTAAACTCGCAGTACTCATTATTTATTGAGTACATATCTATTAAGTACTTCAAGCTGATCGTGATATCTCGATATCTTATCTAGCTCTAGACCAATAGCTTCGGTTATATCAGAGTGTTCGCCAATACCAGCGGGGTTAGTTAAATAAACTTCTACATTAGCTAGATGCTTCTGTATCTCCCCGTTCGCATGTGCCTTCACTGCGTTGATTAGTTGTGTTCTCATTCTGGGTAGATCGATGGTAGTTTAAATGAGACCATTCAACATAAATGAAAAAGGATAGCAGTAGAAATACCACTATCCATAATTCATTTAGTTTCTCACTAGCTCGTGAGAGCCTCTTCCAAAGAGTCGTAGTCGACTTCTTTTTCTTCTTTTTCTTTATGCTCTTCTGGTTTGTCATGATGAGATTCAGGACTTAACCAAGTAACTGAAGCAGGAGAGTGGGAGCTTTGTTGAGCCATCACTCCTCCTTCTTCTCTTCCTTCTTCTCTTCTGCAGGAGCTTCATATCTCCTGGCAGGTCTTTTATCTGTGTTGTTATTCGGCATTAGAATGAATACTTAGCTCCTAGTTTGGTACCATATGTATTGTCAGAATCTTCTACGTTAGCAAAAGATACTTCACCATAAAGACCAAGCTTTTGACTGGCAGCTACAGAACCACCTAACTTACCTGAGAAGTTAGAGTCAGCATCAGCACCATCAACAGCGTTGATAGTCTTTCCACCTTGTACATACCAGTCAACAATACCGGCGGTATTCTCATAACCGATGTGAAGGTCGGTAGCTCTTGATGTGTAATCAGAGCCAGTGTAAGAAGCGTTTGTTTCTACGTTTACATATGGACCAGCCATTGCAGGTGTAGAAGCGAGAGTGGTCGCTAGGACAAGTGCAAGTTTTTTCATTAATTAGTTCTTGTAAGATTTGTAATAAGTAATGCCACGATATTTGAGTTTTTGTTCTCTCTTAAAAATATCTTGCTCTTTAACACGAGCTTGAAGTTCTAATGGAGACATAATAAATCCTCGAATACCAAGACCCCGTTCCATGCCTTGGTTTCATGCGTCCCAATGGGGGATGAACGGACGTGGCTAATGTGGATCCATTTGACCTTTAGATAGGTAGGCAAGTTCTCGTAATGCCTTTACACTTGGATCAAGTGTTACGTTTGTAGGTAGACGACCTAATGCAACATTGTCAAAATTTAAACTATGTCTATCAAATGTGGAAAGTTCATATTCTTCTGTCATTGAAAGACAATTTGTCGGACAATATTCAACACAGT